GTCATTTTCGGCTTCCCTCGCGCAGATTTTGACCCACCCCGGTCGAGGCCGGGGCGGGGTCAGCCGCGCTGCTCGCGTGCGCCGCGGCTCGAGTTGCAGCTGCGATGAGCGGCGGCGAGCACGTCGGACTCGGGACCGAAGACATGATCTGCCGTCCAAGGGTCGCCGTCTCGTGCGCCTTGGCCGCAGATGTGGCAGTGGGTCGCGGTCTCCCTCACGAGTCGAGCGCGCTCGGGGTAGTCGCCTTTGTAGTGCGGTCGGCTGGCGTTCCTGATTGCCTCTCGCTTACCGGCGCAGAGGTCGCAGCGGGTGATGGAGGTGGTGAGTCGCCGACACTCGATGCATGGGCGGCGAATGGGCATGGATTGAGGTTAGGGCTGAGGTGGTCTGGGGACCGCCTGAATCGTGAGACGGGAACTGGGTGTTACTACGTAACACACCCAGGTCCCTTTGTCTGGCAAGGGTTTCAGTTTCTTGTCCCGTGAGCGTGTCCCCGTTTTTGGGGTTAGGCGAGTGGGTCTCTTAGGCGGTTTTGGGCGATGGCTCGGAGGGCTGGACCCCATTGGTCGTTGCGAGCTTTGATGCCTGCTTGGCGGGCTTGGCGTCGGAAGGCTTGGCTGTTCTGTTGCTTGTCGCCGGGTTTGAGGCCGAGTGCGATCATGAGGCGGCGTGCGAGGTCGTAGGTCTCTTCGGTGAAGGTTTCCATGGCTTCTTTGAGCCTGATGGGTTTGTGGTCGTCCTCGAGCTGCTCCTCGACGAGTTCGACTTCGGTTGGTGCCCAGCCGATGCGGGAGAAGATGCGGGTGAGTTTCATTGTGTGGCCGTCGCGTTGGAGGTGGTAGACGATGTCGACGTCGTCGTTTTTGGCTGATGAGCCTCGTTGGCCTTGGGTTTTGCCTTTGTCTTTGCCTGCGTGATCGGTACGCAGGAGGGCGACGCCTGCTGCTTTGAGGCTGAGGCCGGTTGTCCTGGCGAACTCGCGGTAGGTGTCTGCGGAGTTCTCTTCGCCTTCTACGGCTCGTCCGGTGGTGTCGATGACGACGACTTGGGCACCTGTAAGTTCTACGAGTTTCATGACTTCTGCTGCACCTTCGTAGGTGTTGAGTGGTGGCAGGCTCGGGATGAGGGCGTAGTGCAGGTGGGTGAGGTCGTCTTCGTTGGTGTAGCCGAGGGTCTCCAATCGTTCCATCAGGTCTGATGCGGTCATTTCGTAGTCGAGGTAGAGGACGTGGACGGGTGGTTGGGCTGGGCGTCCGAAGATGGGTTTGCCTGTGGCGAGGGCTGCGGTGCAGGCGAGTGCGATGTATGATTTGCCTTCTTTGCTGACGGCGAAGAGTGCTGTTTGTCTTCCGCGTGCGATGAGTGGGTAGGCGATCCAGTCTTCTGATTTGTGGTCTTGGTTCCAGAAGTCTTGCCAGTTGATGAGCTGCTCGAGCAACTCATGAGTCGTTGTGGTGGTGGGTGTGGGGTTGGTGCCGAGGTAGGCGGCGCTGGCTTTTTTCCAGTCGCCTCCGTGTCGGGTTTGGGCGTAGTAGCCGAAGCGGGTGTAGCCGCCGGGTGGGATGGGTGCGTTGGTGCTGAAGACGATGAGGGCATCGTTGCCGTTGTGGTTGACGGATGCTGAGATGCCTCGGTCTTTGCCTGGGCGGATGTAGTAGTCGGTGCCGTTGTGTTGGTAGGCGTGTTTCCATCCGTCGGCGGTGAGGAGGCTGTGCCAGTCGCTGGTGGAGTTGTAGCGGGTGCTGGGGAGGTTGGGGTCGTCGCGGAGTCCGTCGAGGTCGTGTGGCTGGTGGCGGTCGATTTTTGGTTCTACGGTGAGGCGTTGGATGAGCCAGTCGGGTGCGAATGCGGGTGGGTTGTTGAAGCCGTGTTCGACGTCTTCGATGTAGGGCTTGCCGTTCGGGTGCAGCGTTGGTGGTGCGAGGACTTGTCCGCCCTCGCCTCGGATGTCTAAGCCCGGCCCGAGGCGTTTGCCTGCGTCGTTGCGCACGTTGATGCTGGTGCGGAAGTAGAGATGCCTGCCACCGGATGGGGTATGGACGGTGACGGTGGGTGGTAGTTCGCCGTGTTCGGCTTCAAGGTCGGCGAGTGTGTCTGAGCCTCGATGTTGTTCGCGGTCGTCGATGTCGAGGACGAACAGGTAGCTGTTGGTGATCTTGCCTGTGGCGATGCCGACGCCCCAGCCTTTGTATGTCTTGGTGAACCATGTGGTGATGGTGTCGGGGTCGGTGGTGGCTTTCGTTTGCCACGATTCGATGCCTGACGGATACTTTTCGCCTGGGGCGATTGGTATGACGCGTAATCCTTTTGATGCGTAGGCGAGTGCGGCGGTCAGCACTTCCATCGTTTTCTCCTTGTGTGGGCGGGGTTGGTCAGGTTAGCAGTCGATGTCGAACCAGTCGGGCCAGATTTCGCCTGGGTGTTTGCCGATTTGGATTGCGTAGCGGTCGGCGTCCCACTGGTTGAAGGTGGCTTTCGGGTTGCGCCACCGGACGATGGTGGCGCGGTTGACGCCGAAGATGTCTCCGAGTTGTCGTGCGGTGAGGTTGACGTATGGGGCGATGAGCGGTCCTACTGCGTAGCGGAGGTTTGCTTGGTTCATTGTTTCTCCATTGGTTGTGTCGGTGAATGCCGGGTGCATTGCGGGGCGACGGTCGGTGTGATGTGAAGAGTTATTTGATTTTCACATCGCGGGCAACGCCACGTCACTCGTCGTCGGTCTCGGTCTCTTGCTGTATCCATGCGTGGGCGATCTTGGCTTTCTGGATGTGAGAGACGGCTTCGCAGAGGCCGATGGTTTCGGCTGCGGTCTGGTCGGGTGAGCATTGGATGATGAAGTTTTGTTCGCCGTCGGCGTCTTCAACGATGGCAATCATGACGTACCGGATGCACCAGCCCGCGCCCAGGCTGTTGACGTACTGCTCGAGGATGTCAGTCTTCTTCGTCATCGTCTCCGCCTTCGCAGCATGGGTTGGCGGGGATGACTGGTTGGCAGCCGCAGGGCTTGTTGGGGTCGTTGTCTTTAATTTCGTCCTCCATCCAAGGGTGGCTGAGCGGGTGGTAGATGTCAATGCCGTTCTCGATGCCGCAGGGTTGGAGTACGCCGCGTCCGAGCTGTACGGCAAGCCATTCGTCGAGTGTGAGCTTCATCGTCTCTCGAGCGTAATCGGCGGCGACCAGGACGCTTCCCAATGCCTGCCGGGCTTGAAGCCGACGCAGAGTCGGCCTTCTTCGTCGAGCATGACGAGGATGTAGACGCCGCCGGTGCGGTATGCCTGCATGATGTCGGTGCAGTCGATGCTGCCGACCCAGCGTGCGTGACCGTCGCCGTCTGCCATGACGGTGACGAACTTCGGGTCATTGACGATCATGACGGTCCTCAATGTCGGCAATCTCGCGGAGCTTCTCTTGGCGGTGTTCGTGGACCATGCTGAGGCAGCCGAGATACCCTGCTGCGTCTACGACGCTGTCGCGGTGCCAGCGGCCTCGTTCGGCGTTCGTGGCGATGCGTGCGAGCTTGACGCAAATCATGAACGTGACGGCTTGTTCAACGGTGAGCATGATGCCGGTCATGTTGAAGAACAGTTCTTTGACTTTGTAGTAGTCGTCGAACGGGTGGCTGTAGGTGTTTTGGCGTGGCCCGGTGATGAGGTGGTGGGCTTCGGTGAGGATGTCCGCTCCTGCCATGTCGGGCTTGGCGTAGTCATGGTTCACAGTTCAACGCCTTGCTGGATGTGGAGGCGGAGTCGTTCGATGGTCGCAGTGAGTTGGGCGACGTGCGCCTTGTAGGCGTCGACTTCTCGGATCGCTGCGGTAAGCGAGTCTTCGAGGTTGTCGCGTTGCTCGGTGACGTTGCCGAGGGCGGTGGACAGTTCGGCGATGCGAAGTTGGGCTTCTTCGTTCATCTGCCGAAGGGCGTCGGGGTCGTAGGTCATTTCTTGTTTCTCCTTTTCAGTTCTGCTTGTAAAGCTTTGATTGCTGCCTCGAGCCTGTCGACGTCGCCGGGGCCGACGAAGACACGCTGGAGGAACTCGATTGCGTCACGAATCTCTTGCTTGGTCATCTTGTTTCTTTCTCGGGTTGCCCCGCCCTGGCTGACGCAGGGCCAGCCAGAGCAGGGTGCACCACAGACTGGCGACGCCCACCAGGAAGATGAACGTCACCGTGTCGGTCATTACCACATCTCCGCGGATGCGTCGTTCTTCGGTGCTTCGACCTTGGCGGCGTAGAGCTTCGGTGCGTTGAACGCAGCCGACTTCTTCTCGCCGTCGCCGGTGTATTTGACCGAGAGCGTGGAGCCGACGAGCGTTTTGACGCCCGCCTTCTCTGCTGCTTCGCGGATTGCTTTGACCATCTGGCCGCGGACCCACAGGTTCGCTGCGCCGGTCGGCTGCTCGAGGGTGAAGACGAAGACGTAGCGAGGGTCGCCGTTGTCATAGGTCTTCGGGTTCCCTGCCGGGTCTTTGTCTTGCAGTTTCGTCACCTCGGTGACGACGCCCGTGTGGACGTCACCTACCTTGGCGAACTTGAGTGCGGGCAGCTTGGGGCCACCCGCGGTTGATTCCATGAACTCATCGGACATGATGATGCTCCTTGATGTTGTAGTGGTTGCTTACTGGGATGTATTCCAATTCGACCCGGTTGGCGTAGATGTCTTGGAACGTCGACCAAACTCGTTCGGCGTCGATCCAGGACAGGTCCGCCAAGGCGAGCCCTGCGTTGATGTATTTCTTCCCGGTGCGCAGCTCGCAGATGCTGCGCACCAAGTCTTTATCGATGGTGTCGTCGTTTTCGGCGACCTCGAGAAGTATGCGTGCGATGCCGACCCGCCGTTCGGTGGGTGGGGTCATGCTGATGTCGCCGTGGGCTTCGTCGGCGATGTCGCGGATGATGAGCCGTGTGCGGTCGTCGAGGCGTGCGAAGCGCATCTTGAGGATGGCGACGTGTTCTTCGGCGACGAGTTGTCCTTCGAGGCGGCTCATTTCTTGACCGCTTTCTTCTTCGGTGCCGACTTCTTCTTCACCGGGGCGCCGTCGTTGATTGGGGCGACTGGCTTCTCGGGGTTCGGCATGAACGGTGCGGAGAACTCGGTCTCCAACTGGTCGATGCGCACCATCAGCACATCCAACTGGAACTCGTCCATGTCGGGCAACTTGACGCCAGGCGCAGGCCAGTGACGCTTCAACAGTTCCTGTGCCGCGTCGGGGAGATTGCGGATGCGTGCGAGGACGTCTAATCGGTTGATGTCGGCAGAGGCGGCGACTCCGGTTGTGGGCGGAACCTTGTCGGTGGCCGCCGCCTCCGCATGCACTTTGATGTGCAGGTTTTTGCGCTTACGCCAAGCGCGAACATCCATCGCCATCAACGCGGCTTCCCACCCGGCGACTAGGTCAAGTTCGTAGAGGTCGCATTGGGCTTTGCCTGCGGGCAGGTGGATGATGACGCCGCGAGTCTTGTCGAGCTCTGGCATCGGGATGCGTTCCTTGGTGCGCCAGTCGTAGATGTATTCGGCGTTGGCGTACATCGCCATCTGGACTGCGATGGCGTTGATGGCGTAATCGATATTGCCTGTCTTCAGGTCGAAGATTTGCTTGCGCTTGCGTGAGCCGAAGCGGGCGATGCGGTCGGCGGTACCTGCGTACTCGTGCTTCTCGTTGACGAGGAGCACTTCGACGAGGCGTGGGTCGATGATGATGCCGTGTCGTGTTATGCCTGCGGTGTAGGCGTCGACGTCAGCCTGCAAGCCGGGGAGGATTGCGGGCTTCTGGCCGAGGTCGATCGCCTGGGTGAGTTGATGCAGCGCGGTGCCGATGTTCGCTTTGCTGGATGCACCTGCGGCTTCGATTGCTTGTTGGACGATTCGGTCGAGGGATGATTTGTCGTCGAGGCAGGTTGAGGCGGCGACGAGCAGGTCGTTGCGTTGCACGAGACCTGTTGCGGTCATCCGTCCTTTCCATGCGGTGAGTGCGCCTTCGTCGTCGAGCGATTTGGCAATCGTGGTGACGCGGGTGAACGACGTCTGTTTTCCGCTGGTCGTTTCGATGAGGTATCTGCCCCATCTGTCTTTGGGTGCTTCGGCGGTTGTGAAACCATCGGCGGTTGTCATGTGGCTGGCGGGCCTTTCCTTGTTGTGGGCTTATCGGGTATTCGGGATTGAGAGTACCTTAGCGGGGCGGTGTGGGACGGTCAAGCATAGCGAGCAGCTCCGCCCACACCTTTGCGGGCATCACTGCATACCAGTCGTCTACTTCTTCGGTGCCACGGCGTTTGATGATGACTGCACCTGTCCATGCTCGGGCGTTGCTCATCTCCACTTCGAGCTCTTTCAGGTAGCCGGGGATGTCAATCTTTTTTTCGTTCTTCACTTCGATGCAGACACCTGGCAGGCCGTCGATGTCGCCGCGGTCGTCGGTCCAACCGGCGCGGCTTCGTTCGGCGTTTATCCAGCCGTACTTGCGTAGCCATTTGGCGACGAGAAGTTCGGCGCGGTTGCCTTTGCGTTTATTTGGATGAGCCATACAACTGAATCTTACGACGACGGCGTGCTTCTCTTCGCCGCTCGGTCGTGGTCATCCCACCCCAGATGCCGATCTCTTCGGCCTTGATTGCGTACTCGAGGCAGTCGACACGCACCGGGCATTTGTAGCAGTACGACTTGGCTTCGATGACGAGACGTCTGACGCCTTCCTCGAAGAAGATGTCGCCTGACACTCCGACGCACGCAGCGTGTTTGTACCACTTGGGTGCGCGGAGCGTGAAGGCGTTGTCTTCGTTGTTCCAGTTAGCGATCGGTTCGAGCGTCACTGCGGTCCAACACTTTCTTGAGTCGTTCGCGGTCACGTTGCTGGACGTGCTGGCTGGAGTAGCGGACGAATTGGATGAAGCAGAAGATGAGCACTGCTGCAAAGACGGCGAGTTCCCACGACGAGTATTTCTCTTCGGGGTTCTCTGGTCCTGTCATCCATAGTCCGATCCACGCAGCCGTGCAGACTGCGAGCATCCAGATTTTCTCCATTGGTTTCATTGTCCCTCCTTTGGGTCAGATTCGACCATAGGGCATCATGGCAACAGAGTGGTGGATGCTTTCTCTGCCGTGGTCCATTGTGCCCAGCCGCCGTACTGCCAGATGGCGAGGGCGGCCCGTGCTGCGGTCTCCGGGTCGAGTAAGTCTTTGCAGGTGTTCACTATTCGCATGGCTTGCAGATAACCGTCTGGCCAGTACCGGTTGGGTCGGCACCATGAGGTCGTGTGGATTTGGAATGCGCTCCACGACTTGCCCTTGTCGCCTCGGACGCCTTGCTGGCATCGCGACTCGAAGTAGGTGACGGCCCCGACCATCGGCAGCTCAGCGTCCGGCCAACCGACATCGCGGGCGACGTCAATCCAGCCTGGGCAGGATTGCCCTTCAGACGCTTCCAGAGCCCTTCTGGGCGGTGCTGCGGGCTTGATTGGCTCGGTGACCGCTGGAAGCGTCTGGACGCTTCTGGAGGGCTGTGGCGTGGTCTCTGGGGCTTCGGCTGCCATCGCAGGCATGAGCCCTAGGAGGGTGGCTATCGCGAGGATTGCGGCGGCGGTGACTGCTCTCATCGAGGTCTCTTTTCGTGTGTGGTTATGACCGCACAGCCAAGGAGGAAACTGTGCGGGGCGGTCGACTCGTGACGCCCGCCGAGGCCGAGGACCTGCCGGTGCTCAGCCTAGTGGACGCCTCCTTGGGCTGTCCAAGAAAACCCTAGCGGAGATCGTGCTTCGAGACGAGCTTGATGCCGACGACCATTCCGACAGGTATGTGTGTCACGGAATCGACCTGGTCGGTGCCTTCGATGCGTGTCTGGTAGAGGGTGACGTGGTCGGCTTTGCCGCCTTCGTGGGTGGGGATGAGCCAGCCGACGCTGTGGACGACGCATGGGTCTTGTTCGAGTTCGCCGATGACGAGCCATCCGTCTTTGTCGCCGTGGCAGTCGTGCCAGGTGACGATGGCGAGGGTGCCGAAGTCTTCTAGTCGAGCCATACGACGTACTCCCCGGTGACGCGACCCTTCTCAGGGTCGATGAAGTGAAGGCGTTGGCTGGGTCGGGCTTGGGCGGCGAGGTGTTCGGCGGCGTAGGCGTTGCCTGATTCTGGTGAGCCGGTGATGAAGACGCGGTTGCCGTTGCCGATGGTGGCCGAGATCGGATTGTGCCAGTGGCCCATGTAGCAGTCCTCGAATGTTGGCACGACGCCAGCCGCCCAGGCCGAAACCCTGCGCAGAATACCGAAGAGTGGCGTTCCAGAGTAGGTTCGGACTTCGTCTCCATGTACGAGTAGAACGCGATAGTTGCCGATTGCGAAGTGCTGGTACCAGTTGTCTGATTGTTGCCAGGTGACATGCGCAATGTCTTTGGTGCGGTCTTCGACGATCCGATAGGCCATGCGGTCGACGTTGTCGCCTTTAGGCATGACACCGTATTTGCCGATGCGACCATGATTGCCGAACTCGCATACCACGCGCACCTGCTCGAAGTTCTCAGCCAGGCTTCGGACGAGTTTCTCGATGATGCGTGCGCACTCAAAGAGCTGCTCGAAGAGATGCGCTTCAATCTCGTAAATCTGTGACTCGTAGATTCCGAGTCCCTCAACCATGTCACCACCCAGCATCAGCACCGCTTCTTTGACCGGATGGTCTTGGCGTTGAATGCCGGTGATTTCAATGACTTTGTCGGCGAACAACTCCATGCGTTTAGACAGGGTTGTAATGCCGTAGGTGACGGTCTTTTTGCCTAGTTGCCAGTCGGTGGCGTGGATTAGCGCAACTTCGGCTTTGCGGCGTCGCTTGTCCACGGGAGGGCGCTTGACAGCGAGTCCTCGCCCAGATGCCCGAGCAGCCTCATAGGCTGCCGTGTAGACCGCGTTGACGAGGTCGTCGGTGCGTCGCTTGTTCGCCGCCGCTTCCTGCTGGGCTTTCTTGAGGAGTCGCTGGAGCTCGTCGAGTTCCCGCTGATGGTCATACGCGCTCACTTCTCGGCCTGCTTGTTGAGATCGGCGCGGATGCGTTGCACCGCAGAATACGAGATGCTAAACCCGGTTGATTTGACGACCCGGCAGATGACCGCGGTTGAAAACTCTGGGTCAAGGCAGGCTTTCTCGAAGTCCTTCCAGCGTTCCTTGCCGAGATGTGCGGCAAGTTTCTCCTCCGTCTTGGTGACGTTAGGACGCTTTGCGGCCTCCGACTTTATTGCGTCGAACAGTTCTCCCATTCCCTGTCTCCTTTATGTGCCACTCGAGGTGTGAATCCACCTTACCTTCGACCCGGTCCATCGTGTGGGATACCCGTTGCAGGGCATCCATGACGTGGCCGTGGTCTCTGCGGTTCTCGCGGCGGAACTGCTGGATGAGGGCGACGGTGATACCGCCTACGGCTGCGACTGCGGCTG